TCGGCAATCTGGAAGGGCCAGAACTCGTAGGCGTTGCCATCCCAGATGATAGGCTTCGGTCCCAGCCTGGCCTCGTCGCCGTTCGCCGCGTCAATCTCGGCAGGCGTATGGGGAAACGGGCTGTAGTGAAAGCGGTGGATCCCGCCGCTGAACTCTGAGGCATCCACTTCGACCAGGCGGACCCTGCCACCTGGTGCCAGCTTCGCCGCTGTATCAATCAGTGCTGTCATGTTCTACCTCAGGCAAATACGCCATAGGCGCGCTTAATGGTAAACGTCAGCTCAGCGAATTTGCTGTTCAGTTGGTTTTTGCGAACAGAGTCGGCAACAACGCGATACAGCCCCTTCTCTTCGCCCGGCGGCGTGATGATGAAAGCCTTAACGGTATGAGCCAGAAGAAAATCCCGGATCGCGTTTACCTCCGCCTCAGTGCCAACGTGTTTCATCGGCACCTGGATCGCGGTGGAGTTGATGCCGTTCTCTGCTACCTGCTCATAGCCATCGCCAAACTGCGCCGCACGCACCGTCTGGCTGTATTCAACAGGGCCAGCTCCGAGCTGCGAGCGCCAGCTGTAGGTTGCAACCGCCATATTTGCTCCATAAAAAAACCCAGCCGGAGCTGGGTTGATAATAATGAGTAGTATTTAAAAAAATTTAGGCAACTAATGTTTTGATTTCTTTCAAAATATCTTGAGTAATTTCAGCGTCTTTTAAGATGCAGTCCAGCTGTGACTTATGTATGTTTTGCGTTAATTCATAATCTGCTTCACACCTAGATTTATGACACATCTTCAACTTCACAGATAATAGCTGTAATGTTCTTACATGTGCCGGGTGTAAATTATCAGCGCAGTCTGCTAAATACTGAGACAAGCGGGCATGCGTTCCGCCTTTGAAATTTTTGCCTGGGATTGGATGATTTTTGGGAACGCGACCACCAGCAAGTTCATGTGCAGCGTGAAACATGCTGTAGTAGGCCCGACCTATTGAAGCCCTCAAATCAACTTCGTTTTCAGCATCTTTTGCCATCGATTTTGCAAGGTAAAGGATTTCAGAATGTGAGACAGCCATTTCAATCTCCTATCACATGGAATGTAGCAATGCTGTTGGGAGAGAAAATTTGATGATCCACGATCAATGAAGCAAGCTCATCATTAAGTTCCCATAAATTATCAGAGAGATCTGACGTTATACCGAAAGAGAAAATTAACATACCTTCCGCATCAGTATGGATTGATGCTTGTCTCGGTGGGAGTTTCAGCCTTTCTGCAATTTGCATTACAAGAGAAGCCATTTGAAATAAATAACCGGATTCGTCCTTGTCATCCATCAAAATATCAAAGATGGAATCGCAACGCATAATGTCATACCTTTGTTTTTCTGCAAATGATGATAAATCGCAGGAATTGAAAATTGGCTGACCCTTTATAAGTAACATTGTATCGAGATCACCCCAAAACCCTGCATTCAAATATGCATGGCAAAGCCCAGCAAAGCCGACATAAGGGATGCTATTGTGGGAAATCTCACGCGCCAATCGATATTGGCATCTCTGGCCTAACGCGACTGAAAAATTCACCCACACCACATCACTATAAGGATTGATGAGGGTAAGTCGCCTATGGGTTTCCATAGCGGAAACATAGTTACCACCAACGATTTCTGCAAGCCCTATGACTAAAAGAGATTGGTAGGCATCTGGTATTTTTTTAGCCTCGCGAATAACCACACGCAGGCCAAATTCACCGATAAGATTTTCTCCCGACTCGATAGAGGGAACTAACTTGTCAAGAAGCTCATTGGTTTTCAGTTGAGGGTTAGCGCTAGTCATATCCGTATCGGCCAAATGATGTTTAGCCGAATCATAGCAAAACTACTCAGACGCCTAAACCTGGCTAAATATACATTGAACAATATATAGCTACTCCATCGACAAAAAGCCCCGCATTAGCGAGGCTTGGTGTCGGTAGAAAGTCCCGGACGGGGCTTGGTGATTAGTCGGTTCTGCATGAACTCATTCGGAGGGTGTAGCACCACAGCGGCTAACATAAGAGTTTCCATCAAGATCTATCCATGACTCATCTCTTCCATCAGGATATATCGCTTTTTCTCCGACCTCATAAGTCACACCTTGAGAAAACATCCCTTTGGGAGTCATCTTGATATGAACGTAGAAAGGATGATACCCAACATACGCACCAAACCCATTTTTTCCGGCAACCCTGCCACACACGAAACCGCTTACAACATCCCCAGCCTGCTGGTTTTTGTCCATATTGAACCTAACCATTTTGAACTTAGCGCTATCCGGGTCCATCAAACCATTTGCAATTTCTTGTTGCCCAAGTTGCAGTGCTTTTTCTTCTGAAGGTTTACACGCAGTAAGTGCTATACAGGCCAAGCTTAAGCAAAGCATTTTTCTCACAATCATTCCCCTGATTATCATTTTTTTCTCATGATAACCAAGGGATGTCGCAATGTAACGATCAGAAGGTATCAACCATTGCTTTTAGCGTGCCCTTGGCTTTTGCGATCGCCAATTCCTCAACCTGACGAAGTGTCAGATCTAGTTGATATGGCAGATTGACCGGGAGAGTAGCAATGCGTGTGCAATCATCAGGACCATAGAACGTAACGAAGGCACTGACCGCTTTTCCATTTTCGTTGTCATACCAAAGGACATCAGATACCTTTATTTCTGCAATTTTCATTAGTATTTCCCTCTCACAGCATTCCACAGTGGAGTGCCTGGTTTTCTAACTTGAGTGTTGATGGTATCAACCATCGCGTCGTTGAGCTGCCTACCAATAGCGGCAGCGTTTGCTGAGCCAGCTGTATTTGCCTGCCCGCCAGCTCCAATATTTACATCACCAAAACTGACACTGATAATTGGCACGCCGGAGTCTGGAGATCCCCCCGGATTCCCTCCAACAAGACCGCCAGAAGCGTAACGTCCTAAATTCCCGTTATTCATCAAGCGGTACAGGTTATCCACCCCTATGCGCCTAGTTGCCTCTTTGGTAAAGACGAACTCATCTTTGTGTACAATGCCAGCGGGTTCATATTTACCGCCAGCGCCTGTATAGCCACCGGAATCAAATAGACTGACTCCAGAGTTTGCTGCGGCAGCGTATGCGCCACCTGGAATATTGCCACCTCCACCAGCGTTTCCGCTGATCCACCCCATTGCGGCCTGCACTGCATAGGTAACCAAGAGACGGTTCGTCACATCCATGATCATCTTGAGCATCGACTTGCCGAACTCTTTAATCGACGCTTTGCCGGTTGTCATAAGCTCGGTCAGCATGTCGCTCAGGCCTGTTAGCGTGGAGCTGGCAACGTTTTTTACGGCATCGTAGGTATTCGTGGCGGCGTCCAGATACTCATTCCAGCCGCTTACAGCCCCAGCTTTCCAGTCACCGCGCAGCTTATCCTCTTCAGCGTAATACTTCCGAAGCGCTGCAAGTTCTTTTTCATAACCAGCATCTTCAAGCTTGCCACCGCCATTCAGCCATCCCTGTCGAAGCTGCGCTTCCTCCATTAGGCGGTGCATTTGACGACTACTTAACCCGGCGCTATCACGCAATGCATCGGTTTTTTCAGCCATCTGGGTGACGTATTTGTTTGCCTGCTGCGCCAGCCCATTAATCTTCTGCTGGGCCTCAACTTCCTTATTTTTCAGGTCCACTGCTTTCGCAGCGTTCGAAATGGCTTCGCGGTTCGCTAAAATTGACTTCTCTTGCGCAGTCAGCGCACGGGTTTTGGCAGCCTCCTCCAACTCAGCAAAGCGCGATTGTTGCTTGCTAAGTTCGTTGTTTTTTGCTTGAACCTCGCCGGTTTGGCGTAGTCTTTCAAGGGTATCAGTCAGCGTTCTTGCCTGGGCTTGGTAGTTCTCAACAGTGCGATCACCGGCATCGACCTTAACCGCAGGTGCTTTTGGCTCTTTTAGTGCCTTCGGATCCTTATAGCGCTCATTGAACTGCGCCAGGTGTTTATCCGCTTCAACCTGAGTTATATACCCAGCTTTTACAGCACTGGCATACTTCTCAGCTTCTTCAGTTCTTTTCTGCGCATTAGTTGCTAATGATTTTTCGCTAGCATCCATCTGCAAGCGGAATTTAAACTGCTCGTCATTGAACTGTTTTGTCTTCGCAGCGTTTTCCTGCTGGAGATTTATAAGCTCCTGTAAGCCAGCTTTAGTTACCTCAACGGTTGGCACCTGTGGCGTGGCGGCTTCACGGGTAATGTAATCCCATCCGGGCAACTCCTTTCCGCCCGTTCTTATGCCCTGTTCCTTAAGCCCAGCAGCTGGAGGCGCCTTCAAATCATCCAGAGATAGTTTGTATTTACCTACTTTGTCGATCAGGTCATCCCACCAACCGCCAGTAAGTCGGAGTGATGATACCGAGGTGTCACCAAAACTTTTCTGAGAGCTGGCGAGTTGGTCGATGATAGCCTTGGTTGCACCAGCAGTATCTCCGGCATCGGTTAGCGCTTTCACGTGCTCGTACAAAGCTGCAGTTGCAAAATGATATTGCTCGTTCAGGCTGATCAGCGACTGGACCGGATCTTTCCCAACGCGCTCAAATTGTTTCAGTAGCTCATCAACACTCTGACCGGTTGTTTTGGTCATCAACAACGCTGTTTCTGAGAACTGCGCAATCTGATCTGCCGTTGCCCCTAAAGCAGTTGCTTTGGTTACTACATCAGCGGCAACGGATTTACTAACGTCCCTTGCGTTGGCTAACTGCCTGGATAAGGCCTGAAGATCTTCGGCACTTCTCCCCGAAATATTCCCTGTATTTGCCAGCGCCTGATTGAGAGCCTCTATCTGTTTATTATTTGCATATGCCTGATAGGCCAAATATGCGAAACCGCCCGTCACTGCAGCCAGACCAATGGTTACCGGATTTAGCAATCCGGCAAGGCTCAAAATGTAATCGCCAACCCCTGTCAGCGCCCCTTTAACCCCGCCAAACTGGTCTTTAATCTGCCCGCCCTGCTGGAGAAGGATCAGAAAAGGAGACTGCCCACCAGCCAGCTGCGTGGCGATATCGGTGAACTGTGCCGGTAATGTGCGCATTGCTGCACTGTACTGGCCCACAGAGATACCGGCGCGGCGTGCAGCGGCCTCCTGCCGGGATAGCGCCTCAGGCAGCACGTCAGCCACCCCAGAGAGCCGTTCACGCGTCTGGTTGAGGATGGTGTTGAAATGCTCAAACTGGGTTCCGTTAATGCGTCCTGCTTCGAAGTGTGCCACCAGCTGCGCATGCTGCTCGTCCAGCGAGTTGAACGCGCGGATCGTCGGGTCGATTGACCCCAGCAGGTTCTTCAGCGCGGCTGATTGCTTCTCTGCCGCCTGAGTGGCCGCGAGTTCTGCCTGGGCACGCGCAGCT